GAAATCAAGCATCGTATCAAACTTACCTGATACTGTGCCTGCATTGTAAATAAGGTTGTTTTGGTTGTGGTCGTGAACTAAAGGACCAAATGCTTTGAAAAGATTGTGATTACCCCAATCTTCATCTTTGTACCGAATCGATTCACATGCAACATTAATCTGTGCATCATTCATGTTCTTTTCTAACCACTCTGATGGATTAGTTTGAAAGATAACATCTTTCACATCGGTAGAGACGATGTATCGGTATTGTCCTTGAAACTTTTTAAAGAAATACCATAGATGTAAAAACCTTTCTACAACAATAGAGAAGTTTTCTTTGTATTCAAATTTTTTGAGATTGTCGTTCTTACCGAACGCTAGAACTGTATATTGTCTTTTGACAAGTTCTTCCACAGTTTCATAATCTACATTATAACAAATCATGGCCTTTACGCCATCAAAACCACAACGGTCTAAAGAATTGACCCAAGGTTTAATTTTATCAAATGTGTACCCGGTGATACACCCAACCACAATGTCTTTCATAATAACTCCAATGATATAATTACTTAGTCTTTACATAATCACTAAATGATTTAATTTTCTGTCCTGGTGTGTCTTTCTGATATTTCTTCCGAAGTTCATCAGTTCCCCATTCACCTGCACCATGTTCTTCATGCACACTTTTATGTAGTTTAACTCCTGTGACACTCTGAATATGTTTCCAAGCACCTTTAGAATTTTTTTTCTGTATCAAAGATTTTAATTTTTCTTTTTGGTCTTGATTTGCCTTTTGGTGAAACTTAAACATTTCCATGGCACCAATGTTACCGACATAAGCGGCTTCATCTACTTTACTTTTGAACATTATCCCCTCGTCAAAGAAAGTATTTTTTGTATCTGCGATTCAACAAGTGCCTTGCGATTTGGCCAATAGATATATTCTTTATCAGCAGTTTTTAATAGTTTGGTGAAAAAAGGAAGAACTAATTTTTCAACTTGGTCTAATCTTGCTTTATATTCTTCTGCGGTGTCAGCAGTTTCAGATATAACTTTATTGTATTCTTCTTCAGATACAGCAGAAAATCCAAAATCATCTTCACCATATTCTGCCAAAATTTTACTTAAATCGTATGCCATCATTTGCTCCAATTTTTTGCGGCGTTGAAATTGGCTTGACTGAATTCTAGTCTATCGACCAATTTAACTGCATTGCCTTTTAACTTATCTACTGCCACAAAACCTTCTGGTGCAGTAATTCTATAACCTGTATCTGTTCTCACAAATGTTCCAATTGAACGAATTGATTCTAATTTACGAACAATCATTAATTTTGCATCAACCAATAAGTTCTGTAAATCAAAAATGAATCTTAATTGTGCGGCATTCGTTCTAAAGAAACGCATTACTTCAGTTTTTTCTTTTGTTCTTTTTGCTTTTGTTTCTGCTCTCTTAACATCAGCAATGTCTTTATTTAATTTTGCTTCTACCCAACGAATCAAATCTAATGTGTGTTGATTCGTATTCGTAATTTTTTTACCTTCACGAACTTTGGTATTGTTAAATGTTTTGATGTATGTAAGAATTGTTTCACTTGATGCGATACGATTCAATGTCATCGAATTAATTGTTTGAAATGTTCTGCCAGCAATCGACAGAATAGTTGTTATTTGTTTTGTTTCTTCTTCAGTAAATGTGGCAGAACCAGAAGCATCGACAAACGATGCATCACGGAACCACACATCTTTTGTTGCCGTTAAGCGACCAATATCAATATTAAAAGATGCTTTCATATCTTCCATTGTTCGGCCTGTGTATGATGTATGAAACACCACACCTAATTGTGCAGCTAACATTGACTGTGCTAATTTAGAATCAGTAGGCACCGCATAAACAATTGTGTTTGGTTGAAAGATTACATATGATTCACCATCTATGGTTTCTCTTTTCAAATCACCTTTTGAAAACATCATGTCGCCTTGTAAGACACCTTTGATGCCAAGTTTTGGTAAGTATCTTAATGCAACTTTTAATTTTTCATTTAAACCGCCACTTGAATGATTAACATCAATGTCATCTTCTGTGTAGTTTAACTTTGCATTTTTATTGAATACAGATTTTGTACCAACAAAGAATTTACCATTCTCTGGATTAATACCTGCAAAAATAGCAGGTGCGCCATCCCATTTTGTGGTGATGTTTACTTTTGTTTCTGCATGACCCGCAAGCATATTACGGAGAGAACGAAGAAAATCAATTGATTCTCTTGCACCAATAACTCCACGATTGAGAACTTCATCCTCAATGTGTTCTAGGTGAACATTCTTTCCTTCTTTCGTTGCTTCGGTTAAGTATTCTGTGAATTTCATTAGGATATCTTTAAATGAAAACAACTTGTAAAAACAAGATTCGTTAATTTTGAATCAGCCGATAATGATTTAAAATCTTTATCTAATTTACCACCTAATTGTTTTTTTCTAGCTTCTATTTGTTCTGGTCTAATTCCTGCACTAATTCTAGCAGAGGCGGCCGCATCAACGATATTTTCAACAACAATATCTCTAGCATACTTATTTACTATATGGCCAATTGCTATGGCTATTTCTGATGCCGAAGTTTTATTATAAAGTTTTTCGTTTAGTGCTCCTGTTTTTACTTGTTTCACATCAAATGTTTCTTTTGAATTATTGACTTTTTGAAACATTTTTTGTAAATATGGTTCTAATTGGCCCGCTAATTTATTTGATAATGATTTGTAGTTTGATCCTCCAAACCATTGTTTATCATTAGAAGAAGGTATTATAGTTTCTAAAGTTTCGTTATCTTCTTTAATATCTTTTCTTATTTTTTCCAAAACTTTTAATCCAGAATTATCAGTTTCTTTAATGATGAATTGCCATATTCCTGTTCCAACTGAGCCAAATCTAGCTTCTTTTCCGCCTTCTATTTCTAAACGGTAACCGCCGGAGGCTCCGGCTTTCATTTTAATTCTTAATTTATTGTTAGAATCAATTAATTTATTTCCTTGATATATTTTTAAAGTAAAGTGTATTTTTACATCAATATTACCTTGAGATAATTCTATTTTATCAAATGTTACAATTCTTTCAAATGCACCCTTAACATTAATTTCATCAATGTGTGGAGATAAGCTAGATTTTTTTAATGATATTGGAAAACAAATTTTATCTTTTTTATATAAGTTATAAATATTTTCGTTTACCAAATCAAGAATAGCAATCTTATAACCATCAGGATCTTGATTTCTTAGTTTATCTGCAGCTATATTTAATTCTTTTAACTTTTTAATTGCGGCATCATTGTATATCCATAAATCAGCAGGATTCCATTTATCTTCACCAATTACACTATCAAGATTATATTTTTTTTGCATTGTTTTTGTGACTGCTCTGTATGTTGTGTATGGATTATATTCTTCTGGAATAGCACCACTTCTAGCCATATAGAATTTTGAACCAACATTTGAATAAACTTGTTTAAATTTTTTGACTTGAGCTCGTAATATTTCATCAAAACCTGTGCCTAAAAAATCATACATTATAGGAATATATTTTTGAAGTTGTGTATCATTTAAAGAATCTCTTAATTGTTCTTTTAATCCAAATTTGTTTACTAAGTCAACATATGTTTTTTTATTTGTTACAGTTTTGAATGATTCTTTTTTAAAGTTATCTAATTGATTAGTTACTAACAAAGCATAGTAAAAACAAAATCCAGTTTCACTTAAAACCTCTGTAATTGTTCCACCAGATATTTTTCCTGAAGAGGTTCCTTCTGCTGAACCTTGACCTCCAAACTCTTTTGTTTTGACTAATTTTCCAATTGAAAATTCTTTAAATTGTTTTCCTTCTTCCGCTAAAACAAATAGAGTTCCTTTTGCAGATTTTAGATTTGAAATAACTTGACCTAGTTGTATATCTCTAGTTTTTTTATCTTTTTTAAGAGATTTTATGCTAAATTGAATTTGTTTAGAAACAATTATTGAATTAATTTTTCTAGCTTTGCCATCTTCAAACAAAAATGGAGTTTGATTGGCCCACATATTAACAAAAGTTTCTACTCGGCCCTCTCGTTTAGTGAGTTCTCCTATGCTTAATCCCATTTAATTCTCCGTTAGTTTATTAGAGTATTTATGCTAACACTACTACCGAATAATGTCAAGCTCTTTGTCGCCTGTCCAGACTTCAATCTCCGAACGCAATCTTCCTTCAGTCTTTAGATTATCATATCTGGACTGTGCTTTCTTCTTCCACCACTCTATAATCGATTCCAGATAGTGTTTGTCATAGTTCTCTTTGTCTGGTATCAACTTATCTGTTCTTCCCATAACTACATCGGTAAAGTTACTGAATCCATAGTTTGAGGCATAATACCGTTTCTTTTCTGTCAACAATAAGGCATTTTCAATTGTCTTACCGAACTTCTCACCTTCAGGTGTTCCTTTGAGTGCCACTTTAGTCATTGAAATAATCGCATTAGAAATTTTCAATTTGCGAGAAGATGCATCGGCAGGCACAAACTCACCTACAATATTCTCAACATAATCTTTCAAATCTTCATATGGTTTGCCATGCATCATTGGAAGAAAATTAGAATCGGTAAGTCCTTTAAATCTTAACAGAGGTTTCATGCCATCATATTGTGAAGAAGATTTCGAACTACCATAAAGACTGGTGGTTTCAAACAAACAAGTATTCATGCCATACTTCTTGTTCAACATTTCACGAATTTCATGTGAACAACAAATCGCTGCCAATAGTTTACCACCAAGATAGTTGAAACCAAAAGGTTGAGAAGGCACAATCACAAAACCCATAATCGAGGTGTGATTAAATGATTTAGAAGATTCTGGTGTTTGTGTGAATACACCATCAAGCATTTCATTGCGAGGTTTCATATTGATAACAGGAGAACCTAGTCGAATGAAACCAACCCACTTCTTTGTTTTCTTTTCTAAGATTGCCAATCTCAAACAACGGCCAGGAATACTGGTCATATTTGAGTGTGATGAAATCATATTGAGATAAATGTCCCAAGTATCTTGTGGCAATTCAACAAGTTCAAATTGCATGTCACTTGGGTTAATTGAGAAATCTGAAAACAAATCATCTTCAGGTCCCATACCTGGTAATCCAGGTGGTCTTTCTGAAAGACTATTCAGTTTTTGGTCACGAATGTAATCATCAATTCTTTCAAATCGGTCAAAATAATTTGAGAATACACTCGCACAATGTATTGCTTGGTCTTTTGTCAAACTCATACCTTGATGCCATCAAACTTCGCATTTAAGTTTCTTTCACGACCACCAAAAGTATTTAATGGTGGTGTGTCATTATCTTGTCCCGCATCAGCAAGACCTTCTTGTGCAGTTTGTTCTGCATCATACAAACGCATTTTTGTTCTATCGATACCAACAACAAATCGTTTGTAATAGTTGGGGTCAGAATAACGATTCTTCAATTGTTTAACGAGAATTTGATTTAGACCTTCAAGTTCTTCATTTGATACAAGTGCAAACATAAAATCGGCAGTTGCAGGCAAACCAAAAGATTCTGAAGTATCTTCAAGACCTGGATCCGAATTACTGAAACCAGAGCGAGTTGTTTGAGTTGCTGAAACAACAGGTAGTGCAAACTCAACGGCAAGACCACGAAGTTCTTCAGCAATTGATTTGATATAGGTATAACTGTTCACATTACCACCAGGTTTAATTCTTGCTGACGAACAAATGTTTAGATAGTCGATAAAGATAATATTTGGTTTAAAGTTCTTTTTCAAACGCAATTCATTTAATAAAGCACGAAAATGTAGTGCAGATGCCGATGCAGTAGGATATTCTTTGATGATGAGTTTACCTTGTGTCTTAGATTTCAACACATCAAATTTTCTTTCATAGTCACTACGACTAATTGTTTGTAATTCATTCAAATCAATATTTAGCAAATTAGCATCGATTCGTTCTGCAATCTTTTCTTCTGCCATTTCAAGTGTGATATACAACACATTATGACCTTGACTGATACAACTTGCGGCCACATGGCACATGAACAAGGACTTACCAACACCTGTACCTGCAAGTGCAATATTCAAAGTCTTAATTGGCAAACCACCTTTTGTAATCTTGTTAAAGATATCAAGGTCAAAACGAACACGGGTTTCTACACGATGATAGAAATCATATCGTTCTTCAAAGTCTTGCATGT